TTGATACCTAGGTCTTCTTTCAACCCGTAAACCATGGCGCACATCAATATACAATTGCCCAAACTCGTGTTCATGTCTCCGCTCATTCGGCAGCCTTGTTTGGTGTACTTCACTATCCCATCACTGGCAAAGCCAGTGCCTACGTTGGTCAATTGCCAACGCAGTAGCTGTTTTAGAAATTTATCCTTGGGGTAATCACGCAGGTAAAATTCGTGTTCAAATTGGAGGGCCTCATATGACACATGTTGGTCGAATCGGCTAGCGTCCAATCCTACCGCAATGGGATTAACATACTTGTCCCATTTATCCCTCATTAATTTACCTTGTTGCTCTAGCGTGTACCCTTTAAAGACTGTAGGTTCCCCAAAACACTTAGCGATGGTTTTAAACGCGTGATGCTCGTAGTGTCTCAAGTACCTGCCCAAACATGCATTGTACCTCGCACTTCTAGGTTGAATAACCCGTGGTGCGGGGTCAGGCTTTTTCGTGAGATTTAATTTTTCAGCCTTAATGAATGTTTTCAGTTTTGCGTCCCGTAGGCTTAGCGGTTGATGCGACAAACTCTCAACCGCTTCCTTGTATATAGTTAGCTTCCTGCCCGAGTAATTCATTAGGAATTGTTCACTAGTTACAGGGGTATGCCTCCAACTATATTTTGTATATAGGTCGCGAAACTTATGGAGGGTGTTGAAAGCACCCTCCACGGGCTTAGGGGCGTCACAGAGCCCATTGGGGCCCTGGACGTAGAACACTCTTTCCATCAATCCCCTACGCAAGTTGGAAAGAGAGTTGTTGTGGATGCCTATTTTAAGATGGCCGCCAATTCCACTATAGCGTAACAACTGCCGCTGTTTCTCGGGCTTCCCTGATGGAATAACCACCAGATCGGGGTGCTCTCCACGCGAAACAGACGTGGAGAACCCCGGTTTCCTCTCAAGGCAGCCCTATTTGGCCGTAAAGGCCAAACCCCCCCTGGCCCCGATGCCAAGGGAGTTGTTCCACCATCCCTCACCCTGCTGGTGCACCATGCCACGCACTGCAAACCGCGTTTCGTGGGTGTTCATTATGGCTCTGCCCACTAAATCATTAGCATTAGGTATGAACACCATCGGTAACGCGAGAGCTACATTGTTTACACTGTGGCTGGTGACAACACCCCATTCTTTGCACCTCCGAAGCAAGAAGTGCTGCACCATGAGTTTATTGGCTTCCGTGGCTTTGGGAAGGCCAAACTCGGCACGTGCCTCATTAACTAAAAATTTGACGAATTTTAGTCTCTTTGGGCTACGGACACGGCGGGTGCGTGAAATGGTGAGTGGGGTGTAACCCCCTTCTACCGGCTTTCGGGTGCGTTGGGATTGAGCCCCTGGAGTTTCCTCCAGGCACTCATGCACATCCTCAAGCTCGTCAATCTCCTCGTGCAACATAACATGTTGTTGCACGGTCTTTGCTGCCGTGATAGCTCGTTGATTGCGGTAGGGGTTACAAAGCCAGTTGATGAAACGGGCTACTTGTTCCATGGGTGTGAAGTCATGGGTAGGAATCTCCATTTGAAGAGTGGGTGTCTCTACAGCCTTGCACTGATATGGTA